CCCTGGACAGGATCATGCGCGGAAAGAGGCTACCCTCTTTCCCGTACGTGACGGTTAGGGGTCCTGCCGCCGAGAGCGCCAAGGCGCCTGCTACCTTTGTAGCAGGAGCACGCCATGGGTCTCGTCGGAGGCGTCCCAGTCGTCGAACTGGTGCGGCCACCAGACAGTTGTGGAAACCTGTCTGGTGCGCCCTTATCTCTTGCGGTGCTGGAACACGTGCTGGGTCTTGGGAAATTCGGAAGTGGGTGACAAGATCCGTTCTTCGGAACGGTTGGCTTGAGACTGCGAAGGCTCTGAAGGAGCTCTCGCATCTCCTCCGTGCTTCTGCTCTTGAGCAGAAGCGGAGAAGGCTGCCTCCCTGCTTCCATTTCCCGAGACGACTCTACGATTGGCTTGATCACGTACTCACGGTAAAGGGCAAGCTTGCCTTCAGCAGGCTTGCGCGCGCTCTTCCAAGCGCACCTGAGTCCGTAATTGTGGAGTCGTACACCCAGCATTTGCGTACTCTCCGGAGTAGACACGTTACACGGCCTCATGTGTTGGCTTCGATCAAGAAGCACGTGTCCTCCGTACTCCGGGGTGCGTTCCAGCAAAGAATCTGGCTGTCCTTGCCTTCTTCGTCTGCCGCTACGGTCGAGTCTGGCCGAGCAGCTGGTGGGTACAATTCTTACATCTCTAACCTTGCAGTTTCTCCTGAGCATGGAGAACTTGCTTCGGCTGGTGTATCGTTGTCCGAACCCACCATGCTTGGTCGTGTACTCGAGCGTAGACTGGGCAGCGATGGCAGCTCTAAGTTCCTCTCTGCGGCGGAGAAGATCGCCGAGGTGGATGCATTGTACGCAACAATGCATATGCTCTCCACTTCGGTTGGCCGCAGAGTTGTTCATAGAGCTTCTGTCATCGCCGAGCTCGGGATGAAGGCAAGGATCATTACTGTCCCGCCGGCAAGCCTGTTCGCCCAAGGTGATCTTGTGCGTCAGGTCCTTTGGCCCGCCATCCTTCGGTCTATTCCAGAGGTTCTTCCGTATGCTCCGCACACGGAAGATGGAATTCTCCGTCGATTGGCTGGGGGCCTGGGTAGTAACCACGTGTTTGTATCTGCGGATCTGACACGTGCTACGGACGGGTTCGGACACGATGCGATCCTTGCGGTCATTGACGGTATCCAGGAAGCAGGCATGCCTTCCTGGCTCTGCCGCGAGCTCAAAGAGTCCCTTGGGCTCGGCAAGGATCCGCATTATGTGTCGTACGAACTCGCCACGTTGTCCCAGGAGGAACAGGCTTATTGCCGACAACACTATGTCGTGGTTGAGGGTAGGGTGGAAGTGCCTAAGGTTAGAGGTTCCCTTATGGGAACACCTTGTTCGTTCTCTATCCTTAGCCTCCTCAACCATTGGATGAGTGCGAACCTTGGTCCGCGCCGAATCATCTGCGGTGATGATTTGGCTGCTCTCACTCATCCCGACAATGTGTCTCTCTATGCCACTAGGGCCCGTGACATAGGGAGCGAACTCCATGAGGGGAAGACGTACCGGTCTAGGATAGGCTTCGTGTTTTGCGAAGCCTATGCCCTGTTGGACCAACAGGGAACAGGAATTACCTCGTTCAGACCGGCTTCCCTCAAGGAGTTCGTTAGGGAAGGTAATGGGGTCATGAGTGGTGCGGGTGTGGACCCGACCTCGTTCAACCGGCTTGCACGCTGTGCACGTACAATTTACCGCAAACAGCGGAAGGTTGCAACGAGGTTGCAGAGACCACCAGAGCTCCCCGCCGCGTTGGGAGGACTCGGACACCCTTGCAAGGGGCGGCTCCGGGTTCCAACGTGGTGCCGAAGAGCTCTGTGGGAGTTGTATCTCTGTACCCGCACTGAACACAATGGGCCTCATGACCCAACCAGATTCATAAGAACTTTGCAACTGTCTGCTGTACCGTCCAACCGGAAGCAGTACAGAGCCATAGGATCCAAGTTGAGGGAGCGTTTGCTCGTGAACGCTATCAGTGAACCTCAACCTGGTGATGGATTCGTGCCCTTTGGCGTGATTAGTGCTTATACGAGCATTGGCACTAATCTCGTTTATCTTAACCAAAGGGGACAGTTCCGCAAAGTTCTTCCGCAAAAGATAAAGGTGGGGAAGCAGAGGTGGCCCAAGCCGTGCCCAGGCACGGGGGTCTTGTCCACTCACACGAGGATCCGTCAGATTCTCGAGTGGGACAGGAGAGCTCGGGAGGAGCTCGGCACCTACTTCCCGCACGCCATTTCGGCGCATGTTCGCGGACGAACATCCGCCTACGAGGATCGTGAGATCCTCGGAGATGACAG